ATCAAGTCACTCAAACCTAAATACAACATCAAAGCAAAAGACGACAGATCTCGTCGTTGGTTTATTACTTTGACTGATGAGGACTTTCCAAGATTACTTGTTTGTAATCCTTCTAACTTTTCAGGTCAGATCCTTCTTGAGTCCACAAGTTCCAACTCTTGTTATGAAATCTATGAGATGGTTCACGACATATTCAATTTACGATCTTGTTCTTACAACTTGACTGAAGAAAACATTTCAAACGAGAAGTTCAAAACTTGTTTGGAGTTTCATCTTGGTCGTTGTAACGCTCCTTGCGTTTCAAATATTCTGAAATTTTCCTACAAGAAGATAGTAAATGAAATGAAAGAATTATTTTCTTTTGAGTTTGACAAGGTTCGTTCTCGTTTGAAAAAATCTATGAAATACTTTTCTGATTCTATGGAGTTTGAGAAAGCAAATGAGTTCAAAACTAAAATCTCTGTGGTTGATTCATTACAGAAAAAACTTGAACCTTTTCGTGTTAGAAAATATAATGATGTTGCCCGTCAGTTCAAAGAGTCTTTGGGTTTAATCAATGTTCCAACTTTAATTGAGGCTTTTGACAACTCTCACACTGCTGGTGATTGTCAGGTATCTGCTCTTGTTCGTTACAAGAATGGTAAAACTGATAAGTCAAACTATCGTAAGTTCAACATCAAAACTGTTGAGGGACCTGATGACTATGCTTCTTTCTCTGAAGTTCTTTCTCGTCGTTTTACAAGACTTTTAAGTGAGAAACAAGAATTACCTTCACTTGTTGTTATTGATGGTGGTAAAGGTCAGTTGGGTGTTGCAAAACAAGTATTTGAGTCTCTTGGTTTGTTGTCTCGTATTGACTTAATTTCTATTTCTAAAAACGACAAACACCAGTCTCAAACAATTCATTTAGTGGATGGATCGTCATTTGATATTCAACGAAATGAGTTTGGGTTTTTGCTCGCTGAAGTTCAAAATGAAGTTCACAGATTTGTAATTTCTTTTCACCGACAAAAAAGATCAAAGAAAGTTATTGGATAAACTTGGTGTCGTAATAACCTGCGGTGTTACCCATGGATCTACAAAGAGGGGATAATCGTTTAAGATATAATCAATTTCGGAGTAAAGATTTTCTGTTTCCCAGTAACTTTCTTTATTAGGTAAAAATACTTCAGTATATTCTCTTTGAACAACTTTGGGATCCCACCATTCACCATTTTTTTCAGCTCTTACCACTTTTACATTATTGATTATGTATAAACTTTCCTCATCCCAATATGCCGTTGATACTCCAACCGACTCTATAAACAATTTGTATCTCTCATAACCAATAAAAGGAGTTCCTGTTGTAAACTCAATTACTTTAACCAAATCAAATACTTTTTGAATTTTTGATTTTAATTCTTCATTTAAATAAACTCCTTGTTTAAAACTTGGAACAAAATGAACACCAATTTTACTATTTATAAACTCACTAAAACTAGCTGTTTCATCGTAAATATAATTTTCAACTAATGGTGAAAAATATGAAACATCATTAGGATTTGTAACTCTAAAATACATATTGACTCCTTGTGAACTTCGATTCCATGGTTCAACTTTAATTGGTGTTACTATCAATCCATGAATATCTAAAGGATTTCCTGCAAACTGTTTGAATAATTTTAATATTTTTTCGTTATCCATCATACAAACATTTTATGTTCTCTTTCTCGTCTTGTTTTCAAACCGGGGTATTCGTTAAACATGTGAGAACTTGTGTTTAATATTTCTTCTTTGGCCGCCTTAAAGTCACCTTGTTTAACATATTGGATAAAGTCAGATGTTCTAATACTAGGTCCCATATTGTATGCCATTGAGACCATTGCATCATACATACTTTGAGTAATCTTGGGTTTTATACCCTCTTCCTCCCACTGATCAAGAATTCTATTAATAATACTTTCGGCCTCTTTAATATCGTCTTTAAGTAGTGTTTCTGCCTGTTCTTTTGTGATTTTGGTTTTACCTGAAATGATTTTATTATATCTTGGAAGAAAATTATATCCTTCTTTTTCTCTTGGAAATATAGCGTGACCAAAACCAATTGTCTTTGCACCATCACCAAGATTATAAGCCGTTAATACCGGTTCACCTTTATGGACTATTGAACCTTCTTCCCATTTCAAATGATCTAATAATTTGTATGATGACTTTCTAATTCTTAAATTCTTAACAACATTTTTAATAACTTTTTTTTCTTGTTTAACCGCAGTTTCAAGTGGTAAATCTAATAAATTATCAATTTTTTCGAGACTGATCAAACCTAAAAATGAAAATAATACGTATCTAAGTATTTTTCTTTTGACTTTTGGTGGTATATTTTTTATTTTGTTGAATAGTTTTTCAACAAACTCTTGAGCGTCTTTTTTAGTTTGGACCCATTTTTTGGCAAAATCAATATCTTGTTTTACTTTAATGAAATCCCATTCCATGTCGGGTTCATTTTTTCCATCATTTTCAGTAATTAATGATAATTTGAACACCATGTCATCTAAAATTCTTTCATACACTAATTTAGTTTGAATTCTTTCGAATTGTTTTTCTGTAAGAGAAACTTTCATGTTTATAAATATAAACAAGTTCTATTCGTAGGATATCTTTGATATACAAAAGTCAACAATGTTAAAATAAAATAACTCATCTTGAAATAATTTTTCCATTGTCCAAGACCTTACTCTTCGGTTTTTATATCGAATTCCTGTACGTCGGAAAATCCAACTACTTTTCTTAGTAGATTTAACTTTAACATCCACTTCATACACAAATTTATCGTTTGTAGCACGATACCAATTATTTACATATTTTCTAATATTTGTGATTTCAAACAAACAGTCATCTTTATTACCAATACTACCTTCAAAATTAATAGGATTTTTTTTCAAAAGTTTTTTTATAAACTTTTGGTCCTTATCAACAATTGCCCTCCCTTTTTTTCTTGGATGTTTCATATAACAAATATACAAAAAAAAATTGATCAACGCCGCGATCCTCTTAATATTTCCTGTAATTTTGCTTTTTTTAATGCTTCAGAAACTTTAGATTGGGTTTGATAATTTGTTATTTTATTTATTTTATCATAATTTATGGGGTTATTTTTTTTTTGAACAGTTTCTTTTAATTGGTTTCCAAAAATTACATCAAGTAACTCATGTTTTTTATTTTTTAAATCTTTTTGAAAGTTTTTTTGTTCATTTGGGATTTCTAAAATGGTGTTTGACCATTCATAAGTTTCAATATCAAGAATTTGATAATCATTTTTTGATAGAAAAGGTAAAGGGCCAAAATAAGATTTATTTTTTGAAAGTCTTGAGTATTCACCTCGCATATCTGAGGCATAACCAGTATCTTTTCTCTTTGTCAAACTTTTATTATGTATTCTTCTATGAAAAAGTATATCTTGAGTAAGACTCACTTTTCTACCTGTTTTATAGATACGTCCCATAAAATCTGAATCCGCAGCACATCTCCAACCCTCGAATCCATTCATCCCTAAAAATAGTCTTTTGTTTATTCCGAAAACACCTTCACCATATTGATTTGGCGTATTATCAAAATTTCTTACCCCTTTAAAGTCTTTGAAGTTATTGAATTTTGGTTTTACACATTCATACTTGTCCAATAGTTCATTTATTTTTTCTATCGCATTTTCTCCCATTATATCGTCTGAATCAAAAAAAAATATTTTTTCGTAGTTTGAAATTTCAGCTAAAGTATTTTTAATCTTATAAGGACCTTCATTTTTTACAAAATAATAAAATAAAAAATTATTTTGATATGTTTTAGATGAAAAGTATTCTTTAGTTTTTTCACAACCATCAATACCGATCATTACTTCGTAAGGTATTTTTGTTTTATTATTTATAATAGACTCAAATAACTCATCAATAAATTCTGTATTATCGAATGTGGGTATTATTATTGAAAGTCCCATTATCTCTTTTTATTAAATTTATTTAACATAGAGGTATTGGTTTTAGTAAATTGTGTTGATGAAATTTTATTTTGGTCATTATTTTTTTTTGTGTTCGAGTTTTGAAAAATTTGATTTATTCTATCATAATTATTTGTGTTCGAGTTTTGAAAAATTTGATTTATTCTATCATAATTAATTGTTGATTTTTTAATTTCAATGGTAGGTTTAATTCTTGTTTTTATTTCATTTACTCTTAACACTTCTTGATGGGTATTTTCTACAGTTTCCACTCTTAGATCCCCAAATACAATAGACTTATCAAAAATAGAATTTACCACTTTTGTTTGTAATCCGTCATTACCAATGTAATTACCGTGAATTGTTGTTTTTTGCTCAATATATTTTACAAATCCATCGTCATGTCTAATACAAAAAATTTCTAAATTATTTTCCATACAATATTTACCAATCCAAACATCCGCCATATTAGGATATACAAAGTATTCCAAGGGTAATCTGAATAAGGATGTGTGAAAGCACATCACTCCAGTACCACCAAACTGCACTAAAACATTTTTTTTAAGTCCCTTAAAACAAGAATATCTTTCGGTTGCCGATTTATAATAACTAATTATTGGGAATTTATTAAAACTTCTACCATGTAAAGTTATTACTCTTGTGTTATTATAATCTTTACATCTTGATATCATAAAATCAACATAATTAGGTGGATAAATTATATCATCGTCAATTGTCAGATAATACCCATCACTTTCCTGTAAGAAATAAAATTTCATGGCATCACCGTAAGAATTATCACTGAATACCAAATTTATTTTTTCATGTAAAAGTATTTTTGGTATGTCGTGTATTTCAGAATTTAAAACGACATTAACAACATCACATTGATCTATAATACTATCTAAAGTTTTTACTAAAGAATCCAAACGACCATATGAAGCAACATTTACTATTTTTTTTTCTGAAATCATACAATAAGTTTATTCTTAACTCTTTCTTGTTTATTCATTTTTGATTCGTGATCACCATGTGAAACAAATGATTCTTTAGTGTGATACATACCATAACCTTTATTATGTAGTCTTAATGACATTTGCCAACCAACACCAGAACTCAATAAAGGATTGTCGTCCCACCTTGTTGGGTTAATTGGTTCCATTTTATATTCTAAAGCCTCAAATATTTTTTTTTCACAAATAAAATGTAATTCTATCCATTGAGTTTTAATGACTTCTCCTCTAACTCTTGGTTGATAATTTGTCCAATTAGGTGACTTTATTCTATAATCGGATAAGAAGCTTAAGCTTATTTTTTTTGGGTCTTCAATTTCTTCATATTTTTTTCGTAGGTCGTTGAAAAAATTTTCTTTTATTGTTACATCGTCCTGTAAAAATATAAAATATTTAGCATCGATTTGTTTGATTAGTTTTAGACTAGTATCTATGATTTTCCAAAACTTTTTTTTACCCATGTTGGGGAAAAACTTGAAGTACGATACTTGATCTGACAGTTGGTATTTTTCATCACTACCGTCATCAAAAACTATTATTTTAAGTTTTAAATTGTTTCTTTGACTCTGTATCTGTTGAATTAAATATTCCAACATTTCAGATCTATTGTATGTTGTTATAAAAACACAATAATCAAAAACTTCATCCATTTGTGTTAATTATAGAATTACATTTATTGATAAAAAAACTATCTCTTTGTCTAAATCTTGATTCAAATGCGTGGTAGATTTCATTACCATAAGTTGTCCCGAATCCAAACTGTATTGGTCCGTCAAGTTGAGCATATGGTGATTCAACATGACTCGGGTATAACATTCTTATTTCAACACCCTTTTTTCTTGCAGCATGTGTCATTTCAGCACCACAGTCAGATCTCAAGTTTTCCTCAAAACTTGGTCTACCCAAAACATTATAGGTTTTGATACTAAATACCATAAAGGCAGGTGCGGCATGAATTATAGGGTTTTTTAACTTAACGGCCTTTTGCGCTAATGAAAATATACCAATATTATTTTTGCACCAATCAACCGCTTTCTGAATTATATTATTATTTAAAGGAATACAATCAATATCGAACAACACTATAATTTCATTTTCATCATCTATAGTCGATAAATATTGATTAACAGCATCACCATGCGTTGTCCAATTTTTTACATTTATTTGATCTATATTATATCCGTACTTATTAAATATCTTTTTTTGTAATTTAGCGAATGATGGGTTCACAACTTCGTTATAAAAAGTAATTACTCTCATATTTTATAGTATAAAAAATTTAACTAACAACTAAAGTTATATTAGTGCTTAACATTATAATAAATCTCTGAAGTTATTATAAAATTATGAGTAATATTTCTAAGTTTATTCACAAATTCAAAATCTTCAGAATCGTGATTATTATCAAATAAAGCCTCAGGAAATTTATTTTTAAAAGATATTGATATTCCTACCCTGTTTATTTTAATATTATTTCTTGTCAATTCAGGATAAATATTACCATCAGTGGTTTTCATTCTCCAAACAACAAAATCATATGATTGGTATTTTTGGAACAGTGTTTCAACATATTCACAATTTATTGTATCATCATCGTCGAGAAACCCAATCCATTCGCTTTCACACATTTTAATACCTTCATTTCTAACCAAACCAGCATTACCATGTCTTTCACCTTTTTTACCCAATTTGTTTAAATTCAGAGTTTTGATCCTCGGATCATCAAATTGTTTACCTACCACACCATCATATAATACAATACAATTCCAATTCGGGTTTGTTTGGTCTATGAGTGAATTTATTGTGTTTTGAATTGTAGGTCTATTTATTGATGGTATAATAAATGTTATTAAAGACATATTTTAATTATTTTTTTTCCTCCCCTGACAATGTGCTCTTTGACTAAATCCTTTTGGGTTGTTACAATCTATCGATCTTTTATATTTTTGAGACCACTTTTCATCTATCTCCTTTTTTGATAATTTGTTTTTCCAAAACTTAAACAGATTTTCTTTATCGTAAACTTTTTTATTCTGATCCCACCCACAATCATGACAAAGATTGGGATGTGGATCACTATTTTCTTTTTTCCAAGAGTGTTCACACTTTTCACATTCAACCTTATTGTTGAATATCCTATCAGCCTGTTTTTCTGTTAATAGTATTTTCATTAGTTACAATTTTTTACTAAGTCATTATAAATATCTACTAAATAGTCATAGAATTTTTCTTGTAGATATTCTTCTACCTCATCTCTAACTTCAACCATTTCTTCTGGTGGATTTTCATAATCTTCATCTTCATCATCGTTATAATAAAAATAAAGTCCTTCACCAATACAAAAGTCGGCATAGTCATTTTCATCCTCAAAGTTGCATGGATCTTGTATTTCAGTTTGATACTCAATTGATTCTCCAATTTTTTCAAGTTCAGCAAATCTTCTTTTAAGTTTAATACTCATTTCACGACCCTCAAAAATCATATCCTCTCCTTCACCATCATCTAATTTCATATCTCTGATAATAAACCCATACTTGTGTGTTCCTATTATATTTGCAACTTTAATTTGTAATGTGATTTCAAAATCTTGAAAGTCTGCCCTTTGAAACCATTCTTGGTCTGTGTGTATAGAAAGTTTTACATTATAATGGTCTTGTATTTTTGTTACATCTAAAACCTTGAGTTTTGTTGTTCCGTTCTTGAACCCCTTACAAAGTGCAAGTTCAAGATTTCTAAATGCATGTCTTCTAGAACATCCTTCAACATAATCATCAACCCCCATATCAACAAGATTTTGAACTGACTCAATTTGTTTTGATTCAACTAGTAAATTTTTTTGATTTTCCGTTATAATGATTTTCATATCAAATAAATAGTTTTAAATGTGAGTTACATAATCATGTCTGTCGGATATTGTAGCATCCCAAACACCAGTTAAGTTTTCTTTTGTATTTTTATTAACTTTTGGGAAATAGGCGGTAAAGACATCTTCAATTTTTTCATAAATTTCTTCAGCTAATTTCTCACTATAAAAATTATCTTCTGTTAGGGATAAATTTGTTTTTATATTAAAAAAATAATAAGGTAGTCCTCCCCAATCTCTTTCAATACTCACCTGTAACCCATCAAACCAAGAATAATCTTCCAATTCTCTTAGTATATTTTTAGAAACCACTTTTTTTAATTTTATGGCCCTATCATATAGTTGTTGAAGATCCATATCTACAATAGAATTTTCTTTAAGAAGACTAAGTTGTGATTCTGATATTATTATTTTCATATTCTATTATTTTATATTGTAGACATTAGATAGCATCAATTGTTGGTCTACCCAGCAAGGGAAGGGTTTTAACTCCCCTTAAATTGTAGACATTAGACAACCACTCCCTTGTAAGTTCCTGAATGTCAGGATTAAAAAGACCAACATCAAGTAAAGGTACCCAAATCTCTTCAAAATTAATATAAACATCCTTATTTTTCTTATTGTAAATCATCATATTTTTACCTTTTTTGTGACGAAATAAAGTAAAATAAGGATTTTCTTCACTCTGAACAACATCCAAGTCATCAAACAAATGAAGAAATTCCATTGGTGAATTTATATTAAGTATTTCTAATAAATTATCCAACCCATTAACAAGTTCAGCAGTATCTTTTATTCCAAAATCTTTAATTTCCTGTTTAAGATTTTGTTTCAATTTTGATTCAAAAAGTAAATTATATTGTGATTCTGATATTATTATTTTCATATTCTATTTGCTAAGTCTATCTATGTAATGTGGTATAGAATTTTGTATTTTAGGAACAATAAGATACGGATATTCATTATTCATAAAATCAACCAACTCTTGAAATGAATTGAACTGTTTTGGAACTAACTCGTAATCAACGGTCATTTGTAATCCATCGTATTCGTCATTATATTCATTTGTTGATAAATCTTCAAAATATCCAATCTCTACAGGTAAAGTACAATTTCCATCCCAGTAAGGAGTTGCCATTCCTTCAATATGAAAATCATTGTCTTTATAAATAAAGTTTAGAGTTCCTCCGAAATCATAAAACCCTAATTCCAATTCAATGTCTTTAATATTTATTTTTTTATTTATCAAATCGGTGTTATCTATTATATCTAAAATATCATAATAAGCAGTAGAACAGTTAATTTTGTGTTCTTTATCTTTCAAAAGAAAATAAAGTTGATCTTTTTTTATCCCAATCAATTCTCTAATGTCATTAAAAGACATACCATCATCCCACATCTTTTCAACCAACTTTTTATTTTTCTCATAGTTAGATTCAAAAAGTAAGTTATATTGTGATTCTGATATTATTATTTTCATTACCAATCAAATTGTTTTCTTGTGTTATTTTGATTATTGATTGAAACTCGAATATTATTTCCAATAATTTGTTTTGTTGCCCATTGAAGTTGTATTTCAAAATCAGACAAATCTCTATACTCTCTGATATAATTGTAGTCAACATCAATTTTTACAAGTAAAAAAGAACTTTCTTTGGTTGTTTGTGTTTTTACAAAAACTTTTTGAACATCAACAACTTTTATTTTTTCTACTGTTTCAACTTCTTCGCAAGTATAAGAATTAATTAAACTATTTTCACAATCATCCTTTAGATCATCAAATGCCTGATCAATAAGATTTTGTGCGAACTCAAGACTTTTTGACTCGTTTAATATTTTTTGTTGTTGTTCTGTAATTATTATTTTCATCCTTCTGAAATATAAACCACTGGTACATCTACCTCATACCCTGTTATAGGTAAAATTATTTCGTTCATACAATCCTGAACAACATCGTTAACTTCCTGTTGAATTTCGTAACCGATATCTTCGTCTTCTAATGCCTCTTCTAAAGATAAATGTCTACCATTCATCAAACTAACAGAACCTCCAGGTAATGTTTGACCATATAAAAAGAAATCAAAATCTTGATAATTCATTTGATTAATGATCCACTCAAAATCAAAACCCCCAACAATTCTATCACTGAAGTTTTTTGTTGAGAATGTTTCATCTAACAGACTTTCAATGGTTTTTTTTGCAAATTCTTCGTCTCCAACTAATATTTGAAATAATATTTGAGCATGTATTTTATCTGATCTTTTAGTAATCCCCCACATTTCAAGTTCGTCTTTATCGAATCTAATTTGTGTGCCGTTTTTAAGTTTTTTTCTCCAATGTTTTTGAAGTGCAGTAATATTTCTATTAACATCACTTTCGTTGATCAAATTAAATTGCCGTTCTGATATTACTATTTTCATAACTCAACAACTTCCTTTGTTTTATTATCATAAATCGTAAAAGGATCTGAAATTATAACCCAGTCCACATAAGGATATTCATCGGATTTATTCCAAGATCTATCAGAATTTTTCACTTGTATTGTTTTTGTCCCGTATTCAGGTGATGTCATAACTAGATCCGTTCCAAAAGACATATCAATTAAATCACCATTACCTCCAAAGTAATTGGTTGTAAATCCTTTTTTTATTAACTCATCTTCAACTTGTTTTTCACCAATTTCACCAATATATGTTGTTCTTTCTATATTCTTTGTATAATCAATTAACTCATTAGGATCCTTAAAATACTTATCAACTAATTCTGTTATTTTGGGTTGTATAGATGACAAAGCAGATTTGGGATCTCTAATAACATTTTGTATTATTGGTTTAGCCCTGTCTCCTCCTTTATAAATCATATCCGTTAACATTTCTGAAATATCATAATAATTGGTATTAAGTTTATTAACAAACTGCCAATTACCATCCACGTATACCAATTTACCTGTGTTAACTTTAGTGTTTATGAAAAAATCAAGTTGTCTTTTATTTATTTTATTTAGTGAATACAATAAGTTTGCCCCTTGAATAAATTGTTGTTTTAAGTTTTGAGGAATGTAAGTTTCTAAATCTTTGATTTTATTATTTATTACATTTTTCATTCCCAAACCATCATCTTTGTATAACCAACTTTTCAGTGATGCTATTTTTTTACAAACAAGTAATTTTTGCGCAGAGTTTGAAAATCTTGAGCATTGTTTATACGCCGATTCGTTAAGAATTTTTGTATTCATCAACTCGTTTATTCTTAGTATCTCTTCTTTAATTAACTTGTCCATTTATTCGAAAGAAAAAGATTTATAGAAGTCTTCAACTTCGTCTTCAATATTTTGATAGTGAGTCACTGAAAATGTTTGATCTTCAAAATTAAAATTCATTGATCCACTTGATCCTTCATTTATTTCCCACCCAGCATGAAACATTTCTAAGGCTTCGTATGCAATATTTTCAAGTTGTGGTGTTGATCTTTTATAACCTTTATCACTATTCACATTATTATCAATCCATCCACTATCACCACTACCATCATAGTTCAATTCAACATAAGAACCGTATTCTTCTTTCATTTTATTTAAGAAGTCTTCATTTGTAAGTTTGGTTAGTTCTCTTTCACCACTTCTCCATGGATTAGTCATTTCAGACAAGTCTTTGAAAGATCTTTCTATTCTACTATCTTCTGTAATCATGGTGTAATAGTAATATTTTACAATTAACATTTTCTTTTCTGCATTCACAATCAACTGAAGACCTCCAGTATAGTTGTCGTAGTACTCATTATAAAAAAGATCTGTATCAAAATTATCTTTTATTTCTTCAAACAAAGGACCTATTGATCCTGGTATAAAATCTAATTCACCTTTTACATTTTTATTTCTATAATAAGGTCCTTCAGGTTCATAACCCTCCCAATCATCATAATGTCTATACACATACTCAACACCATCTTCCATGTTCAAGGAATTTAGTATTAAAGAAAATCTTCTTAGATCATGTTTTTGTTTGTCTGTTAGTTCCATATAAACTTTTATTATAAATACTTTTAATCTTCAAACTCTAATTTTTTTGTTCTTGTTGCCCAAGTTGGTCTTTCACCTGAAATTAAAATTCTCATCCAATCAGACGCCGATGGTATAATTCCATCACAATCTTCTTTTACATGGAGCTCACCCACGTATCTAATATAAACGGTTTTCCCGTCACTATTTTTGAATTCTGACCCAAACCTTTGTTCCATCTCAAATATACCTTCAGAGTGGTGTCTCCACATTCTATGTAAAGAATGTCCATACCATCCTTTAGTTTCATCAAGATAATTATGAAGATGTATATAATCTTCCCATTTTCCGCCAAACTTTTTAGCGGAACTTTTTGCGTGTAAAATTGGATGTGCCATTTTATAGTTTTTTAATTTTATTAGATTCTTGTAAAAAATACTTGATTGTTTTATGGGTGTTTGAAATATTTTCTTTTCCTTCAACTAATTCTGGTTTCTCTTGTTCTATTAAATTATAGATCTTTTTTTTCAAATACTTTTTATTATTCTCAATTTGAAAGAATCTATCCTCCACTACAACATGGGGTTTATTTGAATTGAATAAAGAATTGGCCGGAAAGAACACTTTGTTGTGTCTTACCAAATAAAAGAATAAATCTTTATTAATTGTTGGAGTTTGTCCCATAACAAAAAAAATACAATATTTATTTATAAAACTAAACAATGTCTCTTCAACCTTCAAAATATAAAGTATTCACAAAACAAGTTTATAATCATTTAATTGATGAATATGGTGATGATAATATGAATGTTGGATTTATTATGAATCACATTAAGAATGACGAACTTTTAAGACTTCTTTTGAAAAATGTCAAAAGAATAGAAAAGGTTGAGATTTCCTTTATGGTCTATTTCTTTTCGCAGACTCACGATATTGAATCATCTTTTTCTAAAGTTCGTGGTAATCTTATAAACATTGGGATGTATCATTATAGAGATTTAGGAACTCGTATGGAAAGCTGCCATGAATGTGACGGATCAGGAAATGAGTATTGTTCTGAGTGTGATGGTAGAGGTGTTGTATATTGTGATAGATGTTCAGGAAATGGAACTGAAAATTGTAGAAACTGTGATGGTAGTGGTGAAGTAGATGGTGAACCATGTTCAGATTGTCAAGGAAATGGAGATGTTGAATGTTCTTGGTGTGATGGTGATGGTGAATTTACCTGTCATAGGTGTGATGGTTATGGATCAACTAATTGTGATTACTGCGATGGTGATGGTGAATATGAATCAATTGACGATTACTACACTGAAGATGAAATTGACTTTTTTGGTTTAGATCCTGAACTTAAGTCATTACCCGAAGATACATTTTTGAATGATAGTCAAATTAATATGATATATCATTCGGAACCAATATTACTTGAGATTAATGAGATTGACGACAAAGTTGAAGTTGACCAAGTATGTAGAAATTATGAGGGTGAATGTGAAGGAGATCCTTTAGTTGTAATAAATAATATTTACGAAATAGATTAGTTAAGGAATCTCAACTTATACATTGTTGAATAAATCAATTCTTGAACCGTATCAATTTGGTTTTGGATGTATGAATCATCACAACAATCTCTTTTTTCTTCGATACTATTCAGCAAACCTTTGAAGTATTTTAATACTTGATTTTTGTTTTTATAGGATTGGTTTTTATATGACTTATAATTACTTAATAGTCCGTATTTTCCCTGATAAGATTCAATCAAACCATCAGTTAAAGCATCGATACTTTCATAAAACTTTTGAAGTGCTTTATGTTCAGCGTATGATTTGGTTCCTAAATGAAAAATATGAACTTGTGTTTGTGAATGTAATAACTGACAAACCATTTCACAAAAATCATCGTTATGATTAGATGACTCATCTTGAGAATCATCATCGTCATTATCTTCTTCATCTTGATCTTCATCATCTTCTTGTTCCCAAAGATTTCTTCTTTTTAACTCTTCTTTTAATTTTTCGGTTAAATTAAACTTATTCATAACACGCATTTTATTATAAATACATCAAAATGAGATTAAGTTATAAAAACTTAATCTCATTTGTTATTGGATTCCAATCAATGTTCCATGGAAGGTGAGCGTAAGCATATCTTTCATTCAAAACAGAAGCATTAAAAAAGTGTGTGTGTCCATTGTAGTAATGACCGTAACCAGTATGAATATGCCCACAGATATGAATTTTAGGTTTGATTTGTTTGATTCGTTCTGATAGTAACTCACAACCAAGATGTTGTCCTCTACGACCCTCAACATCATCTAAGAATCCCCAAGCAGGGCCGTGGGTAATCAAGATGTCAGTATCTTCAGGAATCATATCCCACTTTGCCTTCAACTCCTCACCATTTCGAGGTAAGTTAAACGCCCAATCATAGAACTCAGGTTGCCAGGGACTACCCCAAATCTTAACTTCAGGTTCACCACTTTGTATTATTCCCATAAAACTATCTTCCAAATAATCAATGTCTTTGTAGGATCCCACAATCTCTTTTACCTTATCAATATTATTTTGAAATCCCCAATCGTGATTGCCTGAAATAAAAACTTTACTTGTGTAATTGTCCAACCCATTATACCATTTTGCAAACTCACGGATCTCGTGCTCGTAACCCATGGAACTAAGGTCTCCAGCATGAATCAGTAAGTCACCACCAAGTAAGTCATCTGTAATTCTTTTATGGTGATTGTGAGTATCTGATATTATTGTAAGTAACATAATTTATTTTTTTTCTTAATGTAGTTGTTATGAAAGTCGTACATAAACTCAACCATTTGTATTGGGTCGATTTTATTCTCCCATTTGGTTTTGAAATTTTTAAACATTCTTTGAGTACTTTCTAAATGTAGGTCGTTCTCGCATGATTCTAAAATTCTAAAAATGTGTTTAAGTTCGTTAGATGGGGTTATTTTCATTGTTTTCGATTAAATTAGATATTCTTTTTTTTGCCTTTTCTCCAAGTGGAATCGGATTACCCCCTTCATCAATTTGAACAAATGTGATTTGTGTTTTCAAAACCAAATCTTGTTTTCCTGTGTAAACACTGTGAGTCCTTGCTTCCATATACAAAGTTAATGAAGTATTTCCTAATTTACAAGGGTAACCATAAATTTTTAATAATTGACTTTCTTTAGCAGGTTTTTCAAAATTACACTGATCTATTGATACTGTGACCATTCTTGGCGTATCACAAAGTTGCATTGCATATCCTGCCGCAGAAGCATCCAAAAGAGACAATAATTTTCCACCAAAAAGATTACCATGAAATCCTAAGTCTGATTTTTTAATTGGGTGTGTTGTGATTAAATCCATAACCATTTATATTTTTATCCAATTATTATCGTGATTGTATTTGAAAGATCCGATGTGTTCAAACTTCCATTCACTTGGTGAAATAAGGGAAAGAAATATCTTACCTTCTTTATTATAATACAAATGATATATCTTACCAATTACAGGTTCAAAACTAAACTTTGCTTTGTAAACCAAATCGTTCCATCTATATTCTTCGATTAACTTTTCATACTTTTTTTTGAGTTCCAAAAACTTATCTTCGAATTGTTGATTGACAGACATAACTCTTGGTTCCTTCCAATGTTGTATGTCCGTTACGACTATTGCTGGTGCACCCACATTACTACCGTATGGTAACAAACCAGGGTTATCAGAAACATTATCAGGTTTTTTATCACTCATTAATATTTATCAATTTGTTTTTTAATTCTTTCAAGAATATCTTCATTCATGATTTTCTCATTAATTAAAATTTGTTCCAAAAGGTCTTTGATTTCATTTTTAGATTTTTCTTTTGATCGTTGTCTGTTACTCAACTCTACTTGATATAAATGAAACGCGACCTCATCAACCTTTCTTAGTTTTTGAAGATACTTTTCAATTCGTTGGTCGAGTTTTCTTTTTCTATCAATGTTGGTTATTGTTGGTAGAGCTTTGAAAAGTTCGTCTAATCTCCCTTTGAGATATTGTATTTCTCCGTATATAAAGATTTGCTGATCTGTCATAATGAATTAAATTTAATGAAATAAAAAAAATATGTCAAATAAAAAACCCCACGTTAATGTAATGGGGTTATTTGAAAGTTTTTTAATATTTTACAAAGATAACAACATGTCTATTAACTCTTGTTGGGGAAACATGTCGGACTTGTCTTTTCTTGTATTAGTGTGAGTCCACATTCCTTTTACTTTACCGTAATATGCGTCCGAATTAAATTCAAATCCATTAGCTCCTTTATTTCTTATTTCTTGTACCAAACCTTTTCTAACGTCAATACTATCCCTTTCTGCAATGTACAAAATGAATGATTTGAGTCTGTCTATCTGTTTGTCAGAATATCTGTGATAGAATTTAGATCCTCTAAATGGTTTTTCAAGTTCAACTATTTGGAGTGGATTAGCTTTTTGTCCTGTGTATGTTAAACCATTTTTGATTGGTCCAAAATTACAAACTTCAATCCCCACTGAGTGTGAGTGCATATATTCAGATCCATTATCGCCCAAATGCCAACCATAACATCCCTCAGGAAAACATTGTACTATAGTTCCATCATAAAGATCATTTCCATTAAAGACTGATTGTCCACCCATTATGAATTCCGTTCCAATTCTTCCTCGTGTATCGTTATTCCACATTGTAACAACCTGATATGGATCATGTCCTCCTGCGGTGTGGTGTAAAAACAAATATTCTTTTTTTGTTGGCCCTTGAAGGTATTCATCCTTATCTAAAAATTTTTTGTTAAAAATTAACTTTTCAGATGAAAATGTTGATTCTTGAAGATCGGTCGTAATACCAAATCCCAAAGCATTCCATGTTTTTTCACCCACCACACCATCTGCGGTCAATTTGTTTTCTTTTTGGAATTTTTTTACGGCTTCTTCAGTTTTTGGTCCGAAGTCTCCATCTACTTGGATTTTAAGGGATTCTTGGAGGTTTTCTACTTCTTTACCTTTTGATCCTAATTTGAGTACTTTCATATCAATTGTTTTTCAATAAATATACCTATAAAACTATTTTTACTTTACTCGTTGTTTATATGACAACTCTTGCACTAAAACTTAGTATGGGGTTTGAATAACATCCACTGCCTCCGTGAATAATTTCGGATGGTCCTAAGATTTCCACTTTGTTAAAAGGTCGTGCCATTTCCAACCCAAAAACAACTTGGTAAAGTATCTATGAATACCGTTTGGTTTCTGTTCGAAGAATATATGAAAACTCTTACCAATTTTATAATAGCCAACTTGTTTTGGCAATCCTTTGATGTTGGGGACTTCTTGAGATCTCATAACAAATTCCTCACTTAAATCAAATTTAGGTTCTTTTTTCTTTCCAAGTTTGTAAAACTTTTTTTTATATTCATTCGGTTTTGTATTAATAACCGTTTCTTTTAAAATAACTTTTTCCATTATATATTTTATTTTTTTTTATTTTGTTGTTTTAACAATGAAATCAAAATCTTCGACTGAAAACCAAGAAAAATTATTAATATTTCCTGATATCATATTATATAAATTTTTATTATTTCTAACAAATATGAAGATTTCTTTTGATGTTGTAATTTTATTATATCTTTTTATGAAATCATCAAAACTACTATTTTCATTCAGGTAAAAAATGTAGTAGTCAATTTTATTATTGGTTTCGTTGAAGTGCATGTTATGGTCGGACCACACTTCTTTTATTTTTCTTTTTTTATTTTTTGGTAGGTCGTTTGTTGTGATAAATGAAACAAATTGTGATTTTTTTTCTGAGTTAAGTTTAGTGTAATAAAACGCTTGGGACTCTTCTACAATCTCATTATAAACATCTAAACAACCTGGAATTTCTTTACCTTCTCTTCTTTTTTCAATTATATCATCGTAATTGAATATAGAGGCCTCAGAATAACTATTGTCTTCATCAATCTTTCTTGACACTGACTCCTGTCTTATTTTATAATTATAAAATACTCTCGGTAGATGTATAAAATTACCGATCTCTTCTAATCTGGTGTGAATAAAATAGTCGTTTGTTATTTCTCTACCATTCAACTGAACATCACTAATAAAATTTATGGGTATGTTTCTCCAAGCTAAAGGAACGCCCATGTTTAACCATCCTAATGGAAATAAATGTCTTTTGTCAAATATATTATTAAAATCTTTATAATCTAAAAAAGAACTATAAGCTAAATTTGGTGTAAAAATATTTGACTCAGATGTAATAAAAACTACTTCAGAATATTTTAAAAAATGGTTAACATATATTTCTAAAGTTTTGGGTGATATAGTATCATCACCACCAATTAATATAACAATATCGCCATTTGCATATGTTTGGGGATTCCAAAAAATTTCTTTTTTACTTTTTTGTTGTATGTAATTAATCCTTTTATCCTCTAAAGGTAAACTTTTTAAATAATCAACATGAATGGTACTTTCTTGACTAAAATCATCACTAATAATCCATTCCCAATTACTATATGTTTGATTCAGAATTGAATCTTTTAGTAATTGGATTTCTTCAATAGTATTATTATAAAATGTTGATACTATACTAAATTTCATTTTAATAGTTTTGTTTATACCATTTTATTGTTTTGTTTATACCGTCTTCAATATTTGTGAAATTAAAATCATTAAAACTCAACAATTTATCATTTTTTAATTTTCTATATTTGATGTTGTCAATCTTCCTTTCAGGTATGGTAATTATTTTTGAATCAGAGTTAGTTAGTTTTTTAACTAATTCCGCAATTTCTAAAATAGTTGGGCTAATATTAGTATTAAAATTGATATCTTGACCTAGAGTTTTATCCATAAAACTTAGATCAATTGTTAGGTTTGCAACATCATCAACATACATGAAATCACGACATTGACTTCCATCTCCGTTTATTTGGATGTCATCCCCTAATACCGATTTTTGAATAAATTTACCGATTACACCACAATATGGTGATTCTGGTCTTTGATTTTTACCATAAACATTAGTATATCTAATTACTGTAAGTGGTAGATTTTTAGTATTTTCATATAGTCTACATAAACATTCACCAGCGTATTTAGTGGTTGAATAAATATTTAAAAAATCCCTTTTAGAGTCTTCGAGAATATTAATACCATTACCGTAGATTGAAGATGTTGATGTATATACGAATCTTTTTACGTTTTTATATTTACTAACGATATCCAACACATTATTAACTCCTGTTATGTTATTACCAATACAATCCGAATAATCATTCTCAGCAGCTATTATATTAACAGTGGCTAAATAATACACAATATCTATTTGGTCCATGTAATTTTCTAATTCTATTGGGTTTAAAACATCCCCATTAATAAATTTGACCGGCAGATGTTCAATATTTTTATAATTACCAAATCTTAAATTATCAAAAACGATTACTTCAAACCCTCGCTCAATTAATTTTTCTACTATAATGCTACCAACAAAACCAGAACCACCAATAACTAATTTTTTTATGTTTTTCATTTATTAATTATAAATTAAATTGTATGAGTGTAAATTACTTCACACCCAATACTTCTTTCTTGTAGTAATCATCAAACCCTTCTAAGTAGTTTGTGATTGATTTATTTTTGTCCGACCCAATAACCTCATCAATAAGTCCAAACTCTACAGCTTCATCTGAACTATACCATCTGTCACGACTTGAGAAGTCTAATACCTCTTGGAATGATTTTCCACAGTTTTCCGCCAAGATCTTGAATAGAATGTAGTTATACTTTTCACCTTCCATTTGGTTGATTCGTGTGTCTTGGATGTTTCCTTGTGTTCTATGACTAACTTGGTGAGTCATTATTTTGGCATGGATCAATGATGATCGTTTACCTTTTGTTCCTGATGATAATAAAACAGATCCCATAGATGCACACATACCTAAGTTTGTAGTCACAATATCAGAACTCACATAGTTCATTAAGTCCACAATACCAAGACCACACATGACAGATCCTCCAAGACTATTGAGGTAAAGTGTAATATCTTTATTCTCAACCGAATCTAAGAACAATAATTGTGCTTGTACGATATCTGACATGTGTTGATTAACAAGTCCTGATAACCACAAAATTCTATCACGCATCAATCTTGAGAAAATATCAATTTGAGTTGCTCTCAACTCTCTTTCCTCCAAAATGTATGGTGTTAATGATGCTTCAAACTGGTCTAACGCCAGTGAACTAATTCCTTCGCTCTTTGCGAAACTTCTAAACTCTTATCCGTAATCCATATTAATTTGCTTTTTCTAATTGTTCTTCGTTAAAAATATGTAGTAATCCATAATCGTCCAACTCACCTACCACTCGGACATTTCCATCTACTGTTTTGAATACGGACACAATCGTACATGGAAACTTATACCCTTTTAGTTTTACCGCCTTGTCTCCTATTTGGAATTTTGTTTTGTTTTGTTGTAAGGAGTCTACATGTGATAATTGTGAATAATCCCAATTGTTTTGATTAGTCATAATTTTTTAATTTATTCTTTTTAATATATCATTTAATCTTGAAAACATTTCAACCGCAACTGGTACCGATAACAATGAAATCATAAAATTGTTAACATAAGAGTAAACCGTAATTACACTTCCTATTGTAATGTTTTCTGTTGTTGTAACAAGAAGAATTATACTTAAAAATAAAAATAAATTCTTGATTGATCCAATCAAAAACCAATTTTTACCTTGTAATGTTGATTCGTAAATTTCTAATTTTCTTCTCCGCTTGAAAAAAGAAACAGAATCTAAATAACCCTTGTCTAGGGCAACTCCCTTTTTTTCATATTGGCTATTTCTAACCCTAATTGCTTGTTTAATTTTTTTATAATAAACTAAAACTGCAAGAAGTATTATAATGAATCCTGAAGTTACAAGTAATCCAACTCTCCAATTTTCAGAATAAATAAATCCAATAGACCCTAAAATTGTAACAATTGTTGCAATGTAATAATGAACATAACCTTCTAAAACACCAACTATCTGATGAGCCATATCGGTTCTTGCCATTTTTGTAGATAAATCAAAATTATTTTTTTTAAGAAATCTAAAAACAATACTGTTATAAATTTTTGTATAAACTTTTGTATCATATACCATTCTTTTGTAGTTAAAAAAGTTTGATAAAAAGTATGAAAGTGCAAGAAATATTAACCAGTACCAAGTTCCGTTTATTAACCCATCAATACTCTTTCCAAGAAGAAAAGGTGTTGCAAGAATTGATAACTCTGTTATCAACATAAATAAATAAATCCACATCAATTCAGTTTTGAATTGTTTGAAAATTTCTAAAATTTTATTCATTGGTTATAGTAATTTTTATCTTTACACTTTTTATGGTGTAAATAATCTTTTACTCCAATAATTAATGATAATAATCCAATACCAGCCCATAAAATTGAAAACCACACCGAATGTGTTTCATGCACCTCATTAATTAATATAACACTTTGTATAAATTGAACTATGTGGAACATTCCATGTATAAAATTTAATAACCCCAAACCTATTGCGATTTTAAATGATTTCATATTTTTTTAATTGGATAAAGGTGCTTTAATTGTTTCGTGTGATTTATAATTTTTGAGCGTAAAATCACTAACCACATAACATTCGATACCTGGTTTTGTTCCCTGATAAATCGGAAATGGATTCAAGGTTGGTAACTCAAACGGTTCCCTCCTTAATTGTTCTTTTGCTGGTTCAAGATGGTTGAGATAAAAGTGTATATCACCTAAATTACCAATTAGTTGGTCAGGGACCATGTTGACTTCTTTTGCTAAAATTGTAAGTAGAAGTCCGTATGATGCTATGTTAAATGGTAAACCTAAGAATGTATCTACTGAACGTTGATTCCACATTAGAGAGATTGCTCGTTTTGGAATATTAAATCCGTCCATAACAACATCTTTACCCTGAAAGGGATGAATATCAAACTCTCCATATTTTTTAATATACAAATCACATCTTTCATTATAGGTCAACTCTCTTGTATAAACTTGAAATCCATAATGACAAGGTGGAAGAACCATTTGGTCTAATTCACCTACATTCCAAGCTGAAACCATTAGTCGTCTTGAGTCTGGATTTGTTTTAAGTTCGTTGATTAGGTTTGCGATTTGGTCTATTTCACCATTCCAATTACGCCAACCGGCCCCATACACAGGTCCGAGTTCACCCCACTTCTTAGCGAACTCATTATCGGTTTTGATTTTGTTAATGAACCATTCTTTTATATTTACCATCTGACCAGCATCGCTAATCATTTGTTCATCTGCGTTTGGGTTATTTTTTATGTAGTTAGCAAAACAATCTCCATCCCAAATATGACAATTATTATCAACAAGGTATTTGATGTTTGTATCACCGCGGAGGAACCACAATAACTCAGTTACGATACCTTTCCAATACATTTTTTTGGTTGTGAGTAAAGGAAAGCCTAAACTCATATCATGACGAATCTGTCTTCCAAATACGGAACGTATCTTGCCATTTCTACCTTCTTTTAATTCTCCACTCTTAAACACATCATATAGTAGTTTAAGATAATCGTGTTCAATGTTATTTTTTGCCATATTTTTTATTTAAATGTTTTATCCATGCTGATAATTTGTGACCGTTGATAAAAAACCAACCTAAATTTATTTCAAACCATTTATTAATTTTGTATGTACAGTCACGTATAATATCCCAAAATAACCAAACTAATATTATAATCCAAAAAATAATTATTATTACCATTATATTCATTTTAAACTGACCGCTGTTAGTTGTTTATATTTTTTCAAATCTTAGAACCTTATATTCTTTTCCTGCAATTTTACGTGTATCAACTTGATTGTACCATTCAGAAAATGGTCTTGCGTATTGTGAACCAAATGATAATGATTTGTAAATTACCAATGGTTCATTTGTGTCTGTATGATTACACATACAAATCACCTCGTATTGGCCACCTTTGTAATGTTGGAATTTCTCTTGAGGTTTTGGATAAATTTTCGGTGTCATAATTTATTCTTTCTTCATTGATCTTGGTTCAACAAAATCCCACTTGGTATTTTCAAATTCTGTAACCCATTTACTAACATCTTCTCTTGTCCAATGTGGAGCAAAAGAAGGACGATACTCAAATGG